CCTATTCTATCATCAGCATCTACTAACTTAATCAGAGCTTCCTCTGCGTTTTTGTAGAAATCTTCAGTAGAATGGTCACCAATACCAACTGCTTTTTTACCTAGTAGTTCTAATGAAAGGAGTGCTTTTGCTTTATCTGCTTCTGCACTTTTCATTAACATATCATATAGTGTCTTATCCATAATTTTTAATTTAGAGTTATTCAGGTACTTCGGTATCAATTTCCATTGAATCAATATCAAGTGTATCAGATTTGTATTGTAAGATTGTTTCTTCACATATCTTTTTATAGATTTGTTCTCTAACATCTACTCTTTCATCCATTAAAGGAATAAAATCCTTAGATTGGAATTTCAATTCTTCACCTGTTTCTGTATCAATGTAAGTGTACCAAGCTCCTGCTTGTTTTACTAATTTATTATTTTTCATGACTCCTAACCATGAACCATAATTATCGATTCCTCTATCGAAGTAAATTTCAAAATCTGCCGCTCTTAGAGGTGGCCCCATTCTGTTTTTAATTACTTGACAACGAACCTTCATTCCAACAACCTTATCTTGGCCGTTTACCTTTTGTTTGATTTGTCCCATTCCCTTCAATCTCAATCTTACAGAGGCATGGAAAGCAAGAGCTTTACCACCTGAAGTTGTCCATGGGTCACCAAACATTGCATTCATCTTTTGTCTAAGTTGGTTAGTGAATACTAATGAGATTTTCTGTCTACCAATCATGTTGGTAATCTTTCTCATCGCCTTTGATATGATAATAGCTTTATCAGTAGCATATCCATCTTTCTTGTAATCTGCCGCTAATTCATTAGTTGTAGAAGCAGCCGCAACTGAATCTACTACGATAGTAACTAATTTATCTTTGGAAGTTTCTCTAACTTTCTCAATAATAGTTTCTGTGAAATCAAAGATTTGTTCAACTGAATCTGCAGATACATAAAGAAGTTTAGAAACGTCAACACCGATTGCCTCTAAAAATTCTCTACTTACTGCGGTTTCTGTATCAATAAGAACAGCAACACCACCTTGTTTCTGTGTTTCCGCAAGGAGGTGAGCTGATACTAATGATTTTCCTGATTGTTCTAATCCTGTAATTTCAGTTATTCTACCAACAGGTAAACCACCATAAGGGCGATTGGAGATAGCAACATCTAACATAGCACATCCTGTTGAAATCCACCCTTCTACATTCGTGGGAGCTTCATCATCATTTAAGAAAAATGCTACCTTAGAATCTTTTGATTGTTTGTTGAGCTCACCCGCCAGAATATCTGCCAAGTCAAGCTCTTTTGCTTTCTTTTTCGCCATTTAGTTTGGTTTAGTTGTTAAATAAATCATCAAATGCAGCTGCAACATCATCAGTTTTCTTTGAATCTGAAGTTGTTGTTTTAGCTACTGGTTCACTTTTAGTTTCAGTTGTAGTTTCAGTTGAAAGTGTTTCTTGAGAAACTGATTCCTCTCCACCTTCGTTAGTTGGATTTAACCATCCTTCTAATACTGATTTTAACTCATCATAAGATAATTCTGAATACAAGTCAGTAATTTCAGTTTGGTTTTCAACAAAACTAATTGCTTTTTCTGAATCTTCACTTACAGCTGATGCTGATGGTTTAACTCTAATAGTAGTAGTTGGATAAGTAGTTCCAGCTTGTTCTGCTGATTTGTACTCGATTGTTAAATCTCTACCACTTGTTGGGTCTGTAATATCACCGTAATCTGGGTCAGCAATGTAACCTAAGATTTCTTGATATACAGTTTTTCCGAATCCCCAAAATCTTACTCCTTCACCTTCTTCACCTCTTACAACAACAGGTACGAAAGTTCTTAACTTTGGTTCCATAGCTTTTGCAGCTTTCCAATCATCTTTATCACCCATTCTTTTTAGTTTATCTGCAAACTCTACAATAGGGTCTGGTCTACCAAATGATTGTGGTGAAAGATAAGTTTTGTTGTTAATGTTGTAATGAAAGTACAATTCGATAAAAGGATTGTCTTTGTTGAATTTGTAAGGAACGATTCTTACTTGATGCTTACCTGGTGTAGGTTTCCATAATGCATCTGTTTTTCTTTGAGTATTCTGAAGTTTATTCAGCCTACTTCTAATTGCGTTAATGTCTAATGCCATAATGTTTAAATTTTTAAATTGTTAATAAATAATTAATGTTTAAGTTTAAATTTTGAGTGCTAAACTAACAACACTCGGTGTATATATAAATATAATAAAACTCAAAAAATACACCGAATTTTCGAGTTATTTTAATTATTTTTTGATTGCTCCTTTAGTGTGAGTTTGAAGTTCATTCCATATAATATTAATCTTTGTAGGTTTCTTATCGTTTGGATATTTATTATATAAATACTTTTCAACTCTTTCTTCTTTTGCCTTTAATGATTTCCAAGTTTTCACTACACCATCAGTAGAAAAATAAACATCTACTTTAATAGTAGATGGAGCTTTTGTATCACCTAATGTTTGTTCGTGATTATAGTATGCAGTCAAAACATCAGTATCTAATTTTACTGCTGCAGCTGAAAAAGGTCCACAATGAAAAACATCTTTATTCTTTTTGTTTTTCTTATTCAACTTTTCTTGATGTGCTTTTTTTATCTTTGGACTTTTCCATGCTATTCGAGTTTCACCCTTTTCTTTGTATTTCTTTTCATCAGAAATAGTTGTTTGTACTTTATCTTTAATAGTATCCCAAGAGTCACTTCTAAGTAGTTCTTTCAATCTTCTTTTTTGTTCTACTGATTGCCAGTTATACCCATCATAGTGTAATGTTAAACACTCCTTAACTGAATCTTCTACATTCATTGATAAACCAGTTGTTTGTTTACCATTATCAGAGTTACCAATCATGTGTATTTCCGTATTAGTAAATTGTTCGTGAATATCTGGTCCGATGAATACACAGTCTAATTCAACAATTCCTTTCGTTTTAGTATTCTCTGCATATTCATCAACTGTATGATTTCCTGCTAATACTAAATAATCATAAAACTTAGATTTTTTGTCAGATGGAAACTTATACCAAATATCCTTTAGTATTATAACTGGCTTTGCACCGTCTGTAACATCTTTACCCTTCTCCACTGCAACATCAATCATTACTCCAATTTCATTTTTGTTTTTTTGATGTATTGCAGTTTCACGAACTTGTAATCTTTTTAATTTATATAACCAATCAATTGGTTTTTTGACAGTCTGATATCCTAACAAATATTTCATCTGAGAATCCATGTGAGTTAATTTATCCTTAATCCATCTTATCTCATCTGCAATATCATCTATTCGTTGATAATCAATTGGTAATTTGCCTGATGACATTCCATTCCATTTATTGAACCAATTGTTATCCTTTTCTCCAACATTGTTATCATCTGCGAATTTTTTTTCTAACCCCTCACATTCATCCCATGTTCCATACTTCTTTACGATTAACTCAATTTTACTATCAGGGTCAATCGCTATTTTTTTTAATATTTTATTAGTACTTGAAGATAAATAAATCTTATCTTTCCTTTTTTTAGTTTCCACACCAAACTTGTGTGCACCATTATACATCATGCCAGATTTACAATAAGGTGAGTCAATGACTTTAATGTGATACCACATTGAATCATCACCAGGATTTTTTCGGTCCAATTCGATTACAGAAACCCGTTCTATTGGATTTTGTAACCATGTGTCTATAAAGTTTAATTTCATTTTATCTTTTTAAATGTTATATTGTACAAATATACGAATAATTTTTCAATTATCCAAACAATTTGGTATTTTTTTTTATTTAATCTTTAATCCACTAAAGTTCTTATAGTGTTTTAATTCGTTTTTTTCTTGCAATGTGTGTTTATTTTGAATTATGTTATCTTTGTGATGTTCTTCCTTGGTAACCTTAATTGTTCCCCACAAGTGAAGATTATCATATAACCACTCATTAACCATCCAATCTATATTATAACCACTTTTTTTAAAGGACTTATGAACATAACGACCAACTTCAGTCATTCCAGCCCAATGGTCTAATGTAGTTTTTTTATTACCTTTACTTGCTTCATTACTTACAAGGCCTAATGAAAACCCATTTCCATATCCAACACCATAGTATCCAACCATTAACCTATAAAATGCTTTATCTTTATAATCATCTTCAAAATCATTGGAATTTTCATCCATAGTTTTAAGTAAAATCAAATTAGATTTGAACCATTTTTTGAATTTTACTTCATCTTTTTCCCAAAGATAATTTTTTCTTCCTTTTGTGTTAAATAATTTTTGTATATCCATAATTTACATTTCCATTTCCCATTGCTCATTATCAGCTGAGATTTGGGAAAGAGTTAAGAACTCCATTTTAAGTTCTTCGGTACTCCATTCCTCGTAATTAACACCACGAGGTCTTATACCATGAGCTTCTTTGTAAGCATCACTC